CGAAGAGTGGACCGGCCATGAGGAAGGTCCGTACCACCTCCTTGGATTCAATGATGTGCCGGAAAACATCATGTTCTCCAGTCCAGCTTCTCACCTAGAGATGCTTGATTCGTTGGTCAATGACCTGTATCGCAAAAGCAGTCGTCAAGCACGCCGCCAGAAGGATGTGCATTTCTACACAGCGGCTGGAGCTGCGTCTGCCCAACAAGTGCAGATGGCTGACGATGGTGAATGGGTGCAGGTAAACGACACTTCCGACATCGGAATGATGAAACAGGGCGGCGTAGATGCCAGCAACTACCAGTTCATGGTAGGGGCGATGGACACGTTTGATCGCATGGCTGGCAACCTGCAGGCGCAGCTTGGTCTTGCAGCGAAAGCAGAAACACTAGGTCAGGAACAGTTGATTCATGGTGCAGCAAACCAAAAGATCGACAAGATGGGCAAGCGTGTGACCGAATGTGTGACCAAGCTGATTACTTCTCTAGGCCAGATGCTTTGGGATGATGCGTTTAAGGAAGTGGTAAGCGAGATTGTCATACCGGGTACTAATGGAATTGCTGTCACATCACGATGGAAGCCCGGCCAAAGAGAAGGCAACTTCATTGATTACAACCTTGATATCAATGTTTACTCAATGCAGTACCAAGGCCCGAAGGCGAAGATTCAGCAGCTCAATAACTTAATGCAGAGTGTTTATCTGCCACTTGCACCATTGTTGCAGCAGCAAGGCGGTATGCTCGACATGATAGAGCTAACAAGGCAATACAGCGAATTGCTCGATTTGCCAGAGCTTAGCGAAGTTATTAAGTTCTCAACTGCACCACCTGATGAGAGTGCATCTCAACCAACTGTAGATATTGCAACAAGTTCTCCCACATCAACACGAAATTACGTTAGAACGAACGTATCGGCAGCTGCAATGCAAAACGGCATGCAGCAAGCAGCGTCACAAATGCAACCGACTGGCATGGAGCCACAGGGTCCACAAACAGCAGGAGGCATGACTTGACCACGTATCAATTCCGGCGAGAAGACAACGACAAAATCATCGAGGTTGATTTTGACACAATGATGTCAGCAGCTGATGGTTTTTTGGAGGTAGAGCCGGGTGTATGGGCAAAGCGAATCAATCGCAAATCGCTGCCCAAAAAAGCCGTAGTTAACGCAAATCCGGCTATTGTTAGTGATGCTATGGGCTTTGGGATAGGTCAGCTCGCTGAGATGGAAGCTGATAGAAAAGCCAACGGTATTCGCGGCATTGAGTTCAAACCGGACCCAGATGTGCCGGAGTTTATACAAGTTCACTGCTCAAGTGAGCGAGCGAAAAAGCGATACATGGATCATCGCATGTTTACGGATCAAAACAACCGCAATGGAAGCGGCAATGTTTTGTCACCAAGGTTAATGGAAGACGCTAAAGAATTAGCAATGCGAACACAGGAGCGCAACAATGGCAAAAATTAGTCTCACGCCTTCACAAATAGCTTTCGCCGAAAGCGACGAAAGATTCTACGAGCCGCCAGCTGATGAGCAATTGTCGGAATTGGAGGAGGAATCGGACTCAGAGGTAGAGGCGGAAGAGGAGGAAGAAGATGACGATGTTGTTGCAGAGGCCGATTCTGACGAAGAGGAAGTGCAACCTGAAGAAACACAGTCCTGGCTAGATGATGACGCACGCGCATACGCGAAGTCGTATGGATTGAGCGAAGGTGATCTGGATAAGTATTCAAGCATGGAAGAGCTGCAGAGGTTTGGCGAGCTAACGGATCGGCGAATCAAAGAGCAAACTCAGTTCAATCAATACCAGCAGCGTGAGCCGTTGCCACAGGAGCCGGAAGCAGAAGATCAGACAGGTAGTGATGACGGTTTGTACGATGTCCAGAAGCTCATCGATGAAAACTATGACGAGACAACGGTTGCTTTGGGCAAGGCTTTGCGAGACACGCAGCAGCTAGTTAAGCAGATGTCTGCTGAGCGAGACAAGGCGACGGAGACACAAAATCTGCAACGGGAAGCAGAGTTTGCAAAAAAATTTCATCAGTCACTTGATGCCTTTGATAAAGGCTTGTTTGGGCGTGTGTTTGATGAAAGCGAGAATGTCGGAACGATTAGCGATCCACACGACATGAACCGGCGAGCAGTGTGGGAAGCAGCGACAAGGATTCACGCATCGATGCCCGCTGAAGCCCAGTCCATGGACGACAATCTGTTAATAAAAAGAGCCGTAAACATGGCGTTTGGGGATGTTCGCATTGATCAAACAAGTGAATCCCGTGCGGATAAAGCGAAGAGCCAATCGCGAAAAAGAAGGCCAACATCGTCGGGCAGGAACATGAATAAGACAGCTGCCGTTACGCCTGATCAGCAGAGCCAAGACGATGTTTCAGCGATTGCTCGCAGCCCCGAGTTGCGCAAGTTTTGGGAGAAGTCGCAGCGAGATAATGGGGTGGTCTAAATTTTGTAGTTGAATGAAGTTTGCGAATAAGTCAAATTTTCAACATGCAAATGACATTGGGTCATTTACAGCCGAAGTGGACAACACGGAGCAGGTGTTTTCGCAAAGGCTAATTAGATGCTTACGCCCGATCAAATTGACGATTTCGTGACACTTACCCTGTCACACTTCAAGAAGAAAAAGTGGACCGACATCTCCCTTGAGCATCAGCATTATGTTGCTTCAGGTCTTATTAGTGAGAAGTCTGTTCAGGAACAAGGTGGTAAAGACATTTCTTTCCGTCTTAAAACTAAAAACACAGGCAACGCCCGCAACACTGGCCTATACGCACAAGACAGTGCCAAGGTTGAGGACGTAATGATTTCTGCTAGCGTGCCTTGGGCCAAGCAAACAGTAAACTTCTCGTACGACATCGACGAGGATCTGTTTCAAAGCGATGCAGAGACAATCATCAGCGAACTGAAGATTCGCGAGCATGATGCCATGAGCGATATGGCAGAGTTGAACGAAGAGAACCTTTGGTCAGCACCATCTAGCTCTGCAGATGGCCGTCCAATGGGCATTCCTTTCTGGCTTCAGAAAGATGCAACCACCACTCCCGATGGTGGCTTCAACGGCGGCAACCCCTCTGGCTTCTCTGCCGGTGCTGCGGGAGTTGACTCTACAGCTTTCCCACGTTGGAGAAACTGGACTGCTGGCTACACCGATGTAACCAGTGCTGACTTGGTGCGAAAAGTAAAGAAATCTCTTGCTTTCACTCACTTTGTTGCACCTGTCCCGCATCCAGAGCTTGGGTTTGCTAACCCAGATCACTGCATCTATACAACGTATCGAGTGCAGGAGCCTTTGGAGCGACTCGCAGAAAGCCGCAACGATAACCTTGGAAACGATGTCGCTAAGTACATCAACCAAGTTGTGATCGGTGGCGTTCCAGTCAAGTGGACTCCATACCTGGAAGCAAATGACACTTCCGATCCATTGTATGGAATCAACTTCAAGACGTTCCGGCCATTCGTTAAGCGTGGCTGCAACATGCGTCGTTCGGCTCCGATGCCTGCACCGGGCCACACGCAGCACACAGTGCGAACTGTGCATGTGGACAACTGGATGAACTACATCTGCTACAACCGCAGAATGTGCTTCGTTATCAGCAAGTCGTAGTCCTGTCCCTTTCCTGTTTGTTGATTTGTTCAACTACCTTTTGAACTGAGAAATTTAAAATGTTTCCAAGCAATTTAATGGCTCCACAAGTGGGGCAACGGGGCAGCAAGCTGAGTCCTCGTTTGTGGTCCCGCCTCATTGAGGAAGGTCTTTCGGCAGACGGGTCGGCTCCCGGCGTGTTACTTGTCGATGACTTCAACTCGTTCCCTTCGCTGACAGTAACAACGGCAGCCGGTCAGCTTCAGCCACCAAGTGGGTATTTTGCCTACATTGAGGCTGACGCAACTGTCGGGTCGATTAAGCAAAATGCCGCTGACCCCAGCGTTATTACCTTGCTTACATCGACAGACAGCGGCGATGGCGACAATCACCAAACCTCTCTTGGAACCTGTGGCAACACTGGAACCTTGGGAGCAATCAGTGATACCGGCGGTGCTGACAAGCTGACTATCTGTGAAATGCGGTTCCGCCTGAACAGCGTCACTGATGGCGATGGAAGCGTTTTCTTGGGTCTTGGCGAAGAAGGCCTTGGTGCAGCAGCAACACCTCTTGCTGATGACACTGGACACAAGCTGGCGAGCAAAGACTTAATCGGTTTTGTTGTTTCAGAAGACAACAATGACTCTCTTAAGTTTCAGTATCGCAAGGCTGGTCAAGCTATCCAAACTGTTTCAACCTATGGAACAGCTTTGGCAGCAGGGACTTACTACAACGTAGGTTTTGTCTATGACCCAGCAGCTCCAGAGTCTGAGAGAATTAAGATTTATGTAGACAATGTTGAGCAGACAGACAAGGTTACTGCCGCAAATATTGCTGCAGCAACTTTCCCTGACGGCGAAAAGCTTGCAATGTACGCAGCGATCATCGGCAGCGGAAACAACGATCCGCAGCATTTTGATCTTGACCTCTGGGCCTTCTACCAAGCTGGCTAAACGACTTTCAAGCGTCAATGCTTGATATTAAGCGATCACCTGCTTTTTGCTCCGTGGAGCGGGTGATCGCTTTTTTCGTTAAGATGACTTTCCGTAAGCTGGAATAGTCAATTAACAATGGAGTATTTTTATGATCGTTCCTGACGACGAGATCTGCATCCAGAACATGCTTGGTCTGGATATCATCCCTAAAGACATTGAAGACGAATACATGGTGCGAGCAAGGATGCTCCACCGTCAGCTCTCAGGTGGCCCCATTGGCCCCGTAGCGGTCGTTGACATGCTACGAGCTTTAGGTCACGGCCCACCGACTGTAGCCCCAGGTGAGAGCGGTAAGCCCACTGTATGGCGAACTGTAGATGTTGACACAGCGATTGAGTTGAACATTGACGGTGAGTGGAAGTGCGAAGGCCACACGTTCCAAGGTGAGGTCGGTGGTGGCACACTTGCAGTAAAGGTGAATGGCCGAATTGACGAGTACCCTGCTTGGCAAGTTCGCATTTCAGACCGGGGTCTACCGTCTGATGTTGACAAGTTGTCATTTGAGAAACCAGCAATCACAGAGCGTGTTGTTGGCGATGCGAGAGTAGCTTTGCTCGATGAAAATAACGAAGTTGAAATTAAAAACGAAACAAGCGAAATTAGTGAAGAGGAGCCGCCGATGCAGCCGCAGTTGGACAAGGTCAACTGGGGTACTGTCAAGAAAGGCACGGGAATTTGGTATCGAGACGGCGAAGACGTTTTCGATGCTGAGTTTCAGCGGTGCGTTAAGGATGGCATGGCGGTAATTAAGATCGAGGGCGAGGCAAAGTCGCGTTCGGTTGAGCGAACGAAATTACTTATGCCATAGGTTGAGACATGCATTCAAATTTTGCTGACCTACACGCGCAACCGCGATTCGAGAAGAAGCTCGACGCATCTGGCAATGCCGCCTGTACGCTTACTGTTGCAGCAGACGCTGATAACTTTTGGGTGCTGGATTGGATTGCGTGGTCATACTCCGCCGATCCTACCGGCGGCAAATGCACTGTAAGTATTGGCGGGGTAAATGTTTTTGAAGTAGATGTGACTAGCGGCGGTCCTGGTCTTTTGCACTTTGATCAGCACGAGCTTTACAACGCTTCTCAAACAAAGAACGAGGCATTGGTTGTAACGCTAGCCGCAGGCGGTGGAAGCGTAGTGGGCAAGCTACAGATCAGATACCGCTAGGAGATAGTTATGGTTCCAGAGCCAACGCTCGTAGCAACATTAGTTGCTGGAATTGGGGCAACAACGACAGCTATCGGTTATCTGCACAAGAAGCTGATGGCTAAGGTCGAAGCGCAGCATTTAGAGGTGCAGAAGGCGTTGGATTCTGCACATGAAGAAAGGAAAGCTTGCCAAGAAGACCGCGAAATGCTGTGGTCAGTATTGGCGAAACAAGCAGGAACACTGGTTGACGACCTTAAGAAAAAGGCCTGATAAGCGATGTTAGATTACCAAGTAGATGTCGCTCCATTGCTTGCCAGTGGATTAAGCCACGCTGAAGCGGCTGCTGCGTTGTCTTACAAAACAGTAAGGCCGATAGATTGCAGCGATGCTCGCACAATTCTCTTCGAGTCTGGCGCAATTATTGAAGATCCAGTGAGCCGGGTCCGGTCTGGTTCGTTAATCGATCATTACTCCAGTCTTGACGATGGTGAGCAAAAGTCACTGCTTGGTTGGTTTATCTCTCACTGTGGTTCAGGAACTGAGATTCAAACGAACGAGTACCCTCGCAGTGTTCAATGGGGCAGCGTGGTTTCTGCATTGCCAGAGGACTTGCAGTCTTTGGCCGATAAGTTAGTTGCGTCAGCTGGCGGCTTTTCTTATGGGAGCGTTAGTGAAGGTGAGGTTAGCGAAAGCGTTTCAAATGCTAAGGCTGCACAAGCAGACGATAGCCGTAGAGTGGATATTTTTGCTCTACAGGCACGCATAGAAAACGAATGGATTAACTCTGCCGTTGCAGATGGAGTAAGCACTGCGGAAGACGTACGCGCCGCAATAAAAGCGGAGCTGTAGAATGACTGCTCTCACAGGCCCATTTCTCGTAAATGATTCAACTGGATCGGACACAGCCAGTTCGGGTATCGGCCCGTCCACCGCTGTGTCCTTTACTGGTCTGATAGACGCTTCTGGATCTCCAACACAGGTCACCACAAACGACAGTGTTTCTGGGATAGCGGCGGGTCATGTTCTTTATGCCAATAGCATATCTTCAGGAAGAAAGTTCAACATAGTCGCTAGCGTCTCAACCTCTTTTGGAAGTACGACAATAACCTGCGATTTTGATTGGGGTGATAACTTTAACGGGACGGTGGTTTGTGGCGGCAAGAGAGATACCCTTGGAGGTCTTGCTGACGCTTTCAATACGACCAACGGCTTTGATTGCGAAGTCAGCCTTGAGACGGATGTGACGATGAATGCAACCGCAACATGCGGCAGCAGTCGTCAAGTTAAGATTTACTCGAGCGAAGCTAAGACACGCAGGAAGATTACAACAAATCAACAGTACCCTTTTTCGGGCGGCAATTGGACCTTTACAGACTTGACTTTTCACAGCAGCTACAGCAGTTCAGACGCAAGGTTGTTCCGAAATGAATCTTCGGTAGGGTTCGCTACTGTTATTGCTGAAAATTGCATTTTTGGTGACGTTGACAATACCAACAACTTCAATCAGTTAATAAACGGACTTAGCTCTGCCACTGCCCTAAATACGCCGATGCCGTTTCATGCGAGAGGCTGTTTGTTTGTAAACTTCGACCGCACGGCTGGGGGTGCGTGGAGGCCGCTTTTTATAAACTGCCATTTCAAGGACATGCCGTACATTAACCAAGGGATGTACAACGGGATTAGCTATGACACAACAGCGCAAGGCGTGTTTTCTGGTTGCTTTTTTGAAAACGTAGTAAGGATAGACTCCTCTACAGAGGGTCGGTATATCGCTTTTTCCGGTTGCATTTTTGACGGGCTGACAGGGACTGACCCTGGCTCTCTTGGAACGGCTGTTTTCAAGTATGACAACGGCAAAGAGTGTTCTATGTTTTCCAACAACCTTTTAACAAACTGCAGTTACATAAGTGACGAAGTGGAAGGTCGCGGCAACATTCTTTACAACACAACAACGGGAATCGCAGCGTTTACTCTGAGCGAAACACTAGGATCGGACCCCTACAAAAATAGGTCTGGTGGCGACTTTGACTTTACTGATTCTGTAGCGAACCGATTCCAAAATGATTTAGGCACTCGTCAGATGAATGCATTCGCTTTTCATCACACAGGCGGCAGCGTTATCGTCATAGAGGATTAAGATGAGCTTCGACCATACTATAAAGAAAGCAACGACATCAAAAATTGTTGAGGTCATGTTGCGCGATAGCTCGACAGGTGCTGGTAAAACATCGATTGCGCATGGCGATGTCACTGCAAGTTACGTTAGGGAAGCGGGAACTCGTACTGCAATAACGGTTGCTAGTGGATCAGCTGGAGATTCATATTCTTCAGGCAAATGGGCAGCTGTTGACGCTTCCAATACTCCGGGTTTGTACCAACTTCATCTTCCAGACGCGGCCTTGGCGGCAGGCGCAAATGCAGTCACTGTTTTTCTTAAAGCATCGGGCGTGATTGACAAGGTGATACGCATTTCGTTGATAGATGCAGATTTGCGAAACTCAACAAGCCTCGGCTTAACAAACTTAAGCACAGCGGTATCAACTCCACCTACTGCAAGTGCGATAGCCGATGCTGTGCTTGACGAAGCTCTGAGCGGTCACACCGGATCTGGTAGTCTTGGCAAAGCAATTGGTGACGGAGTGTCTGCATGGGTAACGGCCACCGGGTTCAATACCACGACGCCGCCCACTGCTGGGGCTATCGCGGATGCTGTTCTTGATGAAGCGTTAAGCGGTCATACAAGCTCAGGAACGCTAGGAAAGGCAATTGGTGATGGTGTAACTGCTTGGGTCACAGCCACTGGATTTAACACAACCACACCGCCAACGGTCGGCGCGATAGCAGATGCTGTGCTTGACGAGGCTTTGAGTGGGCATACTGGCTCAGGAAGCTTGGGCAAAGCAATTGGTGACGGAGTGTCTGCTTGGGTAACTGCTACTGGGTTTAACACTACTACGCCACCGACAACTGGTGCGATTGCGGATGCGGTGTTAGACGAAGCGTTGTCTGGTCATACTTCTTCAGGCACGCTAGGCAAGGCAATCGGTGACGGCGTGACAGCGTGGGTGACTGCAACTGGATTTAATACAACAACGCCACCCACAACCGCAGCTATAGCTGACGCGGTCCTTGACGAAGCTCTGTCAGGCCATACCTCTTCAGGAAGTTTAGGGAAGGCAATCGGAGACGGTGTTTCAGCGTGGGTAACTGCAACAGGATTTAATACCACCACGCCTCCGACTGTAAGTGCGATTGCTGACGCGGTTCTCGATGAAGCTTTGTCGGGTCATACAAGTTCAGGCACGCTAGGCAAAGCGATTGGTGATGGTGTCTCCGCATGGGTGACGGCCAATATCGGCAGTCTCAATAACTTGTCAGCCTCAGATGTAAACGCGCAGGTAGATGCCGCGTTGGCGGATATTCACTTAGATCATCTGCTTGCAGTTGATTACGATCCTTCAAGCAAGCCAGGAGTAGCAACAGCGTTGTTGAACGAGCTTGTACAGAACGATAGTGGTGTTTCGCAGTTTACAGTAAATGCTCTGGAACGTGCGCCGTCTGGCGGTGGTGGCGGCGGCAGTGCTGTTGGTTCTGGTTCAACTTCTCACGAAGTTACTATTAATGCTGGCGGAAATCCACAGGACGGCGCGGAGGTCTATGTGACAACCGACTCTGCCGGAACGAATGTAGTCGCCGGAACGCTACACACAAACGCTCTGGGGAAGGCAACATTCCAGTTGGATGCAGCAACGTATTACCTCTGGGTGCAAAAAGCTGGCGTCAACTTCACCAACCCTACAAGTTTCACGGTGAGCTAGTATGACAACTGTAAATGGAACCGTAGCATCAGCATCAGCTTCGCTCAAAATCACTTACGATGAACTGCGTAGGGAGATTGGTCGATTCTTGGGCTACAGTCGCACTCCTGGCGATTGGGACTCTACCGAGACTTCAGATGTCAGTGATGTGATCCGTGGTGGCCTGCGTAGCTTTTACTTTCCATCTGACATTTCGCATCGCTGGACGTTTTTATGTCCCACGGTAACTCTATCAATTTCTGCTGGAACAAGGGCGTATAACTTGCCAGCGGATTTTATACAGATGGCATCGCCGGTTACTTTTTCGCTCAATGATAAAAAAGGAATACTAAGCCAAGTTGAGCCGGAAGAATTAAGAGCGGCGGAATCGTCAGCTTCGTTGTCAGACACGCCGAGGTACTTTGCTATCCAAGCTAGAGCGCAGGCATCGGATGCGTATGAAATACTGATGTACCCAACGCCGGATGCAGCACTCACTATCAAGTATTCATACGAGCAGCTACCAGCGGATCTAAGCAGTTCAAATCAATATCACCTTGGTAGTGCAGCTCACAGTGAGCTGCTCCTAGCAAGTTGCTTGATGATTGCAGACAAGATGATCAACAAGGAATCACTAGATCCGTCCGGTGGTTTGTATATGGCAAGGTATGTAGCACTGTTGAAATCATCAATTGATCTCGACAACAAATTGGTTGCGGCGGCATAGGGGTCCATCATGGCGAAAATAACTTCAATCAAGCCGGAAGAGTACGGCAGCTACCAATGGCTACTGCGCGAAACGGGTAAGTCTCTTGGTCTTAACCCAAGTCCTGCAACATGGCCGCATGACCAAACGCAACGAGTTGATTCAATTGTGCAAAGCGGCGTGATGCAGTTTTACTTCTGCTCACCTACGCAAAACGCCAATGATGAAGATGGGGCGGAAACAGATCGCGATGCGCGACTTCGACAGCCTCACATATGGTCGTTTTTAAACCAGCTTGGGACATTTGACCTAACTGCCGGGGAAAGCACCTACGAGTTACCAGAGGACTTTGCTGGTGTCTCTGGTGATCTTGTTTTACAGAATGGCAAGGGGCGAATTCCTGTTGTGGCTGAAACGCATTTGCGACAAATAGCAGTTAAGGATGCAGCATCCGGCGACCCACAGTATGCAGCTGTACGACCTAAGATTATGAAAGGTGGTAGACATCAGGCGTGGGAGGTAGTTTTGTACCCCACTCCTAGCGAGTCTGCTTCGCTTAACTACAGGTACACTGTCGCCGCAGCAAACCTAAGTGATGAGCGGCCATTCCCACTAGGTGGTGTGGCGCATGCTGAAACAGCCTTAGCTTCATGTTTGGCTGTTGCAGAAGATCGCGAAAGTCCATCGGAGACGAAAGCTCGCCAGCTTTACGGTCAGCGTTTACTTGCTAGTGTCCACTTAGACAAGCGAGTTGCGAAACCTGCTGTGGAGACAATCTGGGACGCTGATGCCGTTGACAACGAAAGCAAGCTTCGTGGTCTTGTTGGATTGCACATGGGTTACGGCCAAAACAAAAATGCATGGGATGAAACAGCCCGGCAGATGGTTGAAGAGGCAATGCGACAGGGCAAGCAGCGTTTTTACGTGCCACCTCCCATCCCCGGTCGTCGCACTTCTCACAAATGGTCGTTCCTTACTCCTGTCGGTACTTTAAACATCGAGTCGGGAAAGTTTGCTTATGACTTACCCAAAGACTTCGGTGGCGTTGACAGCCCGATTACCTACGCTCCTGGGCAAAATGTAATTTACCCGCCGATTGATGTGATCGGAGAACATCACATAAGGCGATTGCAGCAGGCAAGCACGCAAGCAGACGGTCGGCCAACTAGAGCTGGCATTCGCCAAAAAGAAGGTGTGCAAGAAAGCGGGACTCAGTACGAAATCCTTCTGTGGCCGGTTCCTGATGGCAGTTATGAGCTGCAGTACAAATACCGAGTAACGCCTGACCAGAACACAGGGGTAGTTCACGGTGGTGACGCACATTTCCAAACCATATTAGAAGCGATGAAAGCTGCTGCAGATTCACTCATGAACCGCAAGCAACGGCCACACGAGCAGGCGTTTTTGCAGCGATTAATTGCTAGTGTGATGCTGGATGAGCAGCTTAATGCACCAAAACAGATGGGTTACAACCGGGACGGGTCGAATCGACTAGGGTACGACATTTTCGATGACAACCATCGGTTTGGCTATGGAGATAATGCGGTTGGATATAACGGCATTAATTATTAGCATTTCTACCTGACCCCGCGTAATTTACAGGATACTCCCAATGGCTAATGAATTAACTTTAACTGCTACTTTGAAGTTCAGCAAAAGCACAAAAAATGCTGATGTTGGCAAGTCTGGCCTGCAGTTAGATGTGACCGGCGGTGACTACATCACTAAGACGCAAGTAGTAGGCACTTCACAAGAAGCGGTTGTAATTGGCGAAATTACTACACCCGGCTACATGTTTATCCGCAACCTTGATGGAACCAACTACATCGAGATACGCGATGGCTCCAGTGGCGCTGACGTTGTGAAGGTGCGAGCTGGTGGCATTGCTTTGTTTGAGCTAGCAACTGCCACACCTTTTGCCATCGCAAACACTGCGTCCTGCGAAGTTGAGTACACAATCATTGAAGTTTGATCAGGAATGAGTGATGCCGGATCGCGAAATTGCAATACCGTTTCCAATTGGCGGGCTAGAAAAGCGCGCAGGCTACCAGTCTGAAACTCCGCAGTTTACACCGGAATGCTCGAACGTAGTCCCAGAGGATGCTGAAGAAGGGCGATCTCGTGGAGGCAGCAGGCCCGGCACTGCCAAGCGGTATTCAACTACCATTGGTGCGAACGCAAGGCTAATCGAAGTTGTTGAGAGTGCTGTGCTTAACACGGGCGCGATCATTCGCTACTTGATTGTTGGTGGCCGAGATGGCTTATTTATCGGAACGGCAACTAGGTATGCATGGACAACTGATACGCTTACCAGTTCAACGCAGTGGACAAATCCAGCTGATAGGTACGATGTCAACAATGACGGCAGCGTTACGACTGCCGACAGCCAAGCGATCCTCGATTATTTGACAGCTCAAGGCTCCAGCAGCGTAAACCTTTCATCAGCAAATCCATCTACTCCACCATATTATGACGTAACGGGTGATGGGCTTGTTACCACAGCCGATTCAAACGTGATCCTCAGCAGGTTGGCATCTGCTACTTCGGGCAGTGTTGCAGCAGAGGCTTCAGGTTCGGTTGAAGTGGAATATGTTGAATCCTTGCTAGCTGTAATTGGCGTGTTGGAGACAGAGGGCGGGGCTACACTTCAGGCGGAGGATGGCACTGATCTTGAGTTTGGATCGTATGACATCGACTTTGTCAGACGAGGCAGTGCAGCGGGGATGGCAGGTAAGCTGTTAATTGCAGATACCGGAACATTCGAGATTACTGGTAGCGGAAGTATTAACAGCAACATTCTTACGTCTGCCGGTATAAATTGGTCAGACAACAATGTGCTGCGAGAAGATCACGTTGTGATTCTCACGCCTGCTGCTGGGTCGAATACTGAAGCTGGCACATATCGAATCGCCAGCATATCCGGCACTGATCTAACTTTGGACGCAACGATCACTGCTGGCAATTGCACTTTTGAGATTATTAAAGGACTTAAAATCCTTGATCCTGTGACGCAAGCTGTAAATTTAATTGTCGAGACAGCAGGCACGACGCCAGGGGGAGCAACGCTTGTCGCCGTCTACCGTGACAGAGCAGTATGGGCAAAGGATCGCGCATGGTACATGAGCCGTCAGGGTGACCATACCGATTACAATTACGGGGCAGCGGCTTCGGATGTTCAGCGAGCGGTAGCAGGGACGGTGGCAGAGGCAGGACAGCCGGGAAATGCAATTATCGCTTTGGCTGCGGGCGGTGATGATTACCTTGTATTGTTCAGTGATGAATCCACTTGGGTGTTACGCGGTGATCCAGCGTTTGGTGGTCAGATAGACAACGTATCTCGGACGGTGGGAGCAGTTGGGCCTCACGCTTGGTGTCACGGGCCATCAGGTGAAATCTACTTCCTAAGCAAATCTGGTTTGTTTGTAATGCCACCGGGAGCAGGCGGCGTCCCACAGCCTGTTAGCCAGCAAAAGCTGCCGCGTGATCTTAAAGATGCTGACTACGACAATCACGAAGTCAGCCTCGTATACGATTCAGTTCAGGACGGCATTTATATTTATGCCACACCACGAACCCAATTAACTGGAACGCACTACTGGTATGACTTTGGAACCCAGTCGTTTTGGCCGCTGCAATTTGGAAACGATGATCACCAACCAATCGGAGCTGTTGCTTACAGCAGCAATCCGACAAAAGAGCGGTCAATAACAATGCTGGGCCTTGATGGCTACATCCGACACTTCATTAACAATGACAGCGTAAGCAATGACGATGGAACAGCACTGAATAGCCACGTTGTGTTGGGGCCTTTCAACGCTTCTGGTTCAGCAGTGCTTGAGGGAATTATTTCTGAGGTCGCAGGTATCATTGACTTGGATTCAAGTGCTTCAGTGACCATGCAGATATACACCGCTGACACTGCGGAAGCGGCCAGAGATGCAGCCA